GCTTACATTGATTCCATAAATCGTGGAACATCGATGGGAGCGCCGTTCAACACACCCAAGAGTAAGTTTTTGAGGGTCATGGATTCCACATTGTTTCAAGATGGTGTGGAGTTTACACCCGAGATTCGTGAGCGAATGGTGGACATCCGTCGGAGTTACAGTGAACGAAGACTGTGGCGTCCTGTTTTCACGGCTCACCTCAAAGATGAACCGGTTAGCCCGGCGAAAGCCGATACAGGCAAGACGCGGGTGTTTTGTGGTGCACCAATTGATTGGACAATCGTTGTGCGTGAGTTTTTTCTTGGACACATCCGGCTGATTATGAATGCCAAATTTGAGTTTGAGTGTGCTGTTGGTGTCGTTGCTCAGTCCACGGAGTGGTCTAAAGCGTATTCTCACGTGACGCGTTTTGGGGCTGATAGAATAGTGGCTGGTGACTACAAATCCTTTGACAAGAAGATGTCTCCAGTTTTGATTCTTGCCGCTTTCGAGGTTTTGATTGAGTTGGCTAAGCACAGTGGCAACTTTACTCTTGATGATATTGCCGCTATGTGGTGCATTGCTCACGATACCGCCTACCCCATGGTCGATTTTCATGGTGACCTTGTGCAGTTTTGGGGGTCGAACCCTTCTGGCCACCCATTGACAACCATCATCAACTCCATTGCGAACTCTTTGTATGTACGGTATGCTTTTTCGACCGCAGGTGGTGATGTTGCCAAATTTCAAGACAGCGTTAGTCTGTTGACTTATGGTGACGATAACATCATGTCGGTTTCCTCGGAGTGTGCATTCTTTGACCATACCGTTCTGCAGAGTCAATTGGCGAATGTTGGTGTCGCATATACGATGGCCGACAAGGAGTCTGCGTCTCAACCATTTATCAACATCCGCGACGCGAGTTTTTTGAAGAGGTCATGGGAATATGATGTGGAGCATCATGTTTACATGGCCCCCCTCGACATTGAATCCATCCACAAGATGTTATGTGTCACTGTTGCATCTAAGAGTGTCACTCCACAGGAGCAGATGTTTTCCATTGTGCGTTCAGCATTGATGGAGGCATTCTTCCATGGAGAACATTTCTTTGATGAGTACAGGAACATGTTTCAGCTTGTTTTGAGCTCTAATGTTGAGTACGAGTCTTTTCTCCACAGCCTCCCCCTACTTACGTATAGTGAGTTCTGGGAATTGTTCTGGAGAAATAGCAAGGGGATACAATCCTCTTTTTAGGCCATTGCCCTGGTCTTTAGCCAAAGGGCAGCATGTAGTGTAGTTACACCTAACATCATCAGTTTTGAATTCTTTTTTGATTGTGTAAGGAAGGACACTGCATGTAAATTAACCTGGGCGTTCCCCGAAGTCCTATTTAGGTCGTGGTTTGGTTAGCCAATTTT